AGATCCTAGAGCGTTCATCCCCAGACTTTTTCCAAGCAATGGTAGACAACATGACACGCGCCTACAACAAGGCAACTGATGCAGCTGTAATTGCAGTCCTAACATCAGGTGGAACACAGGCAACTGCTACCGCAGCTTCATCCGATGGAATCATCTCCTATGTATCCACAGAAGCACCAGCCGCTTACCTAGCAACTGGTGAACTTGCAACTGCATACATTGCTGGTACATCCCAATGGTCATTGTTGCTTGGTGCTAAAGATTCAGGTGGCCGACCAATCTACAACGCATACAACCCACAGAACAATGCTGGAGTAGCTGGCCCACAGTCACTACGCGGTAATGTGCTTGGGCTCGATCTATACATCTCTAACAAGGCAGTATCAACCAACATTGATGAATCAGCATTTATTGTTGTGCCATCATCCGTTGCAATTTACGAATCACCGATCCTAAGAATGTCCACAAACGTGGTCACCTCAGGCGAGATTGAAACAATGCTTTATGGCTACATGGCCGTAAAGACAATTGTTGCCGGCGGAGTACGTCGCTTTAACCTGACCTAGTCAGAGTTAGTCAGAAGTGTGGGGGATGCGGCCCTGTGTCCCCCACACACACTTCATTAGATAAGGAATTGAAATGCCACTAATCGTACTAAGCGAACTCAAAGCCGTACTTGGTATTGGTGACATTTACGCGGATGCAATCGTGCAGGAATGTGCAGACGCGGCGCAAAACATAATCCTGTCCTATTTGACCTTTGACTATGTAGCAATTAACGCTGTGTCACTTACAAACAATGTGGCCAGATTCCATTGCTATGACAATACTTTTGTAGTTGGACAAGCTCTTACAGTCAGCAAGTGTGGCGCACCCTTTGACGGATCGCGCACTGTAACTAAAGTTGGCTTTGATGAATTTGGCGTGACATTCTTTGAAGCTGCAGTGACTAATGCAGACATTACAAAGAGATTAGTCGTGCCAACTGGTCGCGCTTTATTAACTAGCCAAGCAACTATGTACGACACTGGCTACCCTGAAATTGAACAGGCAGCACTTGCCATAGCATGCGACATTTGGATTACCCGTACTGGCACACTAGGCCAGCAAGGTGTGGACTTCCAAAGCCCAGCACCATACCGATTGGGTCGCTCAATGCTGACCCGGGTATCTGGTCTACTAGGTAAGCACCTAGACACTAGGGGCTACATTGGCTAATCTTGCTACCTACAGATCAACCCTCGCAACAACTCTTGCAGCTGCCGGTCGCGTAGTTTATTCATTCCCAAATGAGAACATTACCCCACCAGCCATTGTGCTTGTGCCGGGTGCGCCCTACATAACCGTAACTGCTATTGGCGGATCACGTTGTCACGTTCGCTTTGACATAACAGTAATCGTAAATGCAGCTGACAATCAGGCAGCACTGGCCAACATAGAAACTTTAATATTTAGCGTGACTGATCTGTTAGCTAATAACATTTCATTCCTATCAGGATGGTCACAACCCACAGTCCAGCAGATCGGAAATGCCGACATGCTTATCAGCCAACTCAGTGTAGAGATGGTCACAACCAACTAGAAAGGCAAGTCATGCCAGCAACATACATAACTGGTCGGAATCTGACACTGAGCATTAACTCTGTGTCATACGCTGACCAAGCATCAACAGTTACACTTGAAATGGAAAATAACCAGCAAGTGTTAGAAGTCCTATCGGGTCGCGCCTACAAGACTGTAGATAAGACGGCCACACTAAATGTTGAACTTTACCAAGATTCAACAGCTACAGCCGGTCTTATTTCCGCCCTTTGGGATGCGGCTAATTCAGCGCCAGACACTACCCTTAGTTTTTCCTTTGATGTAAATGGTGACACTTTTACTGGCTCGGTCTATCCAGTGTTCCCAACAGTCGGTGGCGCGGCAACTGACGTACTAACTACTTCACTTAGCTTTGTCGTAAATGATGGCTCAGTAGGCCGAGCTTAACCGAGAGAACAGGGCAACCATTATGCAATATAACATCACAACAAAACAAGGCAATAACTACATAGTGAGCGATCAATCAACATGGCTTTGGATTGAGATTGAAAGAGATCTCGGATACACAGTCACTCAAGCAGCTGAAAAGATTAGCCAAGGATCATTGGATGTAATCACTTGCATGCTTTACAAAGCAGCCAAGGCAGCAGGAAAAACAAATTTACCTAACCAGCAAGTGTGGGTTGTAAATGAGTTTGAGGGCTTTGAGGTGGTTGAGGAAAGCCCAAAAGAGAGTTAAGGGATTTACTGGTGCGGATAGCAGTATCCACTGGGATACCCCTAAATGATCTGTTGTACTGGTCGCTCGCAGACGTAAGCACAGCAATTTCGCTGATACGAGAAAGGAATGGGCATGGCTGAGGGTAGAAGCACTATCACAATCAAGCCCGATCTTGGTGACTATCGCGGATTACTAAAGGCACTAAGCCAAATGGACAAAGCATCACAAGCGCAATTAAAGAATGATGTGTATTCCATTAGCTCATGGGTTGCTGGTGGCATCAAAACATCTGGCTATGTAGGCGCAAGATTCCCGGCACAAGCAGCTATTGTTGCAGCTACAGTCAGGCCAGCCAGAGATAGAGTCCCAACAATCTATGTTGGTGGGGCAAAAGGTCGATCATCAGGTGGCGCAAACGCTGGCCAGTTGTTGTTTGGTAATGAATTTGGTGGCGAGCGTAACGCCAAGGGCAGTCTGTCCACATTCCCTAATGGTGGCTTTAAGTTTCCAGAGCGCACTGACCGAGAGGGCAGGGGCAACAAGGGTTACTGGATCTTTCCAACTCTTAAAGAAATGCAGCCAACAATTAAGAAACGCTGGCAAGAAGCCTGTGTCAAGGTACTTGATAATTGGGCAAGGAATTCATAATGGCCGATACACGCACGCTTAAACTGTCCCTACTTGCAGATGTCAATAAGTTTCTTGCAGGCATGGACAAGGCCGACAAAGGCACAAAGAATTTTAGCTCATCCATTGGCAAATACTCAAAGGCTATGGCCAAGTCTTTTGCGATTGCTGGCGTAGCTGCTGGCGCGTATGCACTCAAGTTAGGTGTAGATGGTGTTAAGTCAGCAGTTGAGGATGAAGCAAGCCAAAAGAAACTGGCGAAAGCATTAAAGAATACTACTGGCGCAACTGATGATCAGATAGCAGCCAGCGAGGAATACATTAAGAAGCAACAACTGCAATTTGGTATTGCCGACACTAAGTTGCGCCCGGCATTAGCCAACCTTGCCCGAGCTACTGGTGACCTTACGGAAGCACAGAAACTCAACAATCTTGCAATAGACATAAGCGCAGCCACAAATAAAGATTTGGAAACTGTGTCATTGGCCCTAGCCAAAGCAAGTTTAGGTAACCTAGGCGCATTAACTAAACTTGGTGTGCCATTAGATGCCAACATCATTAAGACAAAAGATTTTGACAAGGCCGTATCTACACTTACAGCAACATTTGGTGGATCAGCCAAAGCCAACACAGAAACATTTGCTGGCCAGTTAGCAATTCTTAAAGAAACTTTTGGCGAGATTCAAGAGGACATTGGCTTTAAGTTAATACCTAAACTAAAACTATTACTGCAAAATGTATTGCTAGTTGCCAAAGGATTTAGTGGCGAGGATCCAGAGGGACTTACTGCCAGAGCGCGTGAACTTGCAGGTGCATATCAGGGCAACGGCGCAAGCAGCCTTGGCGGCGCATTAAGGGCAGTGACAGATGCTTTTGGTAAATTGTTCGGCACGATCACAGAGGATGGTGACCCGGCAACAAACAGCCTTACAAAGTTGGCAAATGCTCTTGAAAAGGTTGCTAATGCCTTAGAAGCAATAGAAAGAAACTACAACAAACTAGCCAAGGTTGGTAGGTTTATACAAAACCCATTGAATCTAGATTTGCCAGAAGCAGGATTTACCAAAAGAACATCTAGTAACACATCAAATGCCAATACAACTATCAACATAAATGGGGCAGTAGATGCCAATGGCACACGCCGACAATTAGAGCAATTATTTAAGACCTCATCACGCCAGATGGGATTAGTTAATCTGAATGGCGCAAGATTGTGACGGTTTACACGCCAATACTTGAGATGAACCGTAATGGCACTGGTTTGACAGATACAGTCATAGACACAGTTTCAATAATTTATGGCAGGCAAGATGTGCAGGATCAGCCATACCCAGCCACTATGAATTTGAGATGTTATAGCAACATTGGCACAAATTTAGATTTTTTATTAGATGATGAGATTCAATTTTTAATAGACAGCACAGCTTGTTTCACTGGTTACATATCACAAATAGACATAAGCATGTCGGCTGGCATAAACAATCAAAACATTGCTTATTATGATCTTTCTTGTGCAGCGCCATTGGCTTTTTTATCTCGCACAGATGCAACAAACATTACCTTGCCATATCAAACAGACACAATCAGAATTGATGAATTACTTACTCGGGCATTTGCTTTGTTGTGGTCAGATTTAGGATCGCCCAACACAACATCCTTAAAGTGGTCGCAATATACCCCCACTTTGACTTGGGAGAATTTTGAACCGGCATACCCAGTTGCAACAGTCCCAGCAATCAATGGTACTGGTCAGTACACTGTGGCTGCATTAACCTCATCTGCAACAGACACGCTCACGCTATGCCAAGAAACTGCATCATCCGCCAAAGGCATTTTGTATGACACGCAAACTGGCCAAATTACATATGATGACGCATTGCAACGACTCACACCTATACAGACAATTACTGTCACATCCGACATAGTATTAACCGAATCTATGACAAACAGCTTGAACATTGGTGATTTAGTAAATGTCGCAAATGTGCAAATTGCTGACGGCACAACAGCTCAAGCCATTAGTCAATCATCTATAGATCTCTATGGCCCTAGAGTTGCTACAAAAGTGACAATTTTAGAGGACATTAGCAGTGCAGAATCACAAGCGACAGAATATGTTTATTCTCGCTCAATTCCTCAGTATGCAATTAGATCATTTACAGTGCCACTACATATAGATGAAATAGACAATGTAATGCGAGGCGACCTTTTAACCTTGACCCTAAACACTGCCTTAATCTGGCCAGCAGCTCTACTCCCAGAACCCTTAAAACAATACACAGACACAATCAACTTTGTAGAGGGCTGGTCTATAAACGCAAATCGCACTTCAATTTATTTAACTATCTATCAAAGCCCAAGATCATTGACATATGGGCATAAGATGTGGTTAGAGGTATATAATTTACTTACTTGGAATACTTTTGACGTACAAACGGAATGGAAGGATGCCTAATGGCTGGCACTACCGCTAACAACGCTTGGCCTTACCCAACAGACACAGATTATGTTTATTTGGGCGCACAAGCTATTGAAGCACTAGCAGATGGAATTGATACAAGCACTGGTACTGGCTTACTTGCTTGGACTTCTTACACTCCAACATTTACAAACTTCACATTAGGCAATGGAACAATTACACTCGCAAAATTTAAGCAACTTGGCAAACTTGTATTTGTCAAAGTACTTGTCACCTTAGGTTCAACATCTAGTGTAAGTGGTCGTATTGGATTTACATTACCTGTCACAGCAACGTCAGATAATTTTGATAGGAACATTGGAACCGCAGGCCTTACTGCAGGTGCAACCGGCGCACAAGGCTTTGTGGCTATTGGAACAACTACACGCGCTGACTTGTACGCGGTTTTGGCTAGTGGTACTTATACAACTTCCACAAACACATCAAGCACAATTCCCGGTACTTGGACAACCGGCAATACATGGTCTACTGCATTTACTTATGAGGCAGCATAATGATTTGGGTATTTACTTGTGCAACAGTTGATTGCATTTACAATTTAGAGCCAGTTAATTTGTGCAACCCATCTAACCCAGTTATGTGTGGTGCTTGCTTTGCATACACTGATGCAGTAGAAACTGATGTGCCTTGCCCGGTAGTAACTGATGCCATTACCGATTAAGAATGGCAAGATCAGTACCGCCTACAAGAAACTGGGCAAGCACTGGTCAAAGGGCTATCACACAGGCGTAGATTTTGCTGTACCTGTAGGCACACCTGTACTGGCTGTAGCTGACGGATTTATTACCACTGCTACTTGGGGCAAGGCTTACGGCATACAGGTAGTCCAGCGCGTTGCCAATGGCTATGTAATCTATGCACACCTGAATGCCAAAAGAGTTAAGCCTATGCAGATTGTTAAGGCTGGTCAGCTCATTGGCGAGAGTGGCAATAGTGGCAATTCTACAGGCCCACATTTACACCTTGAGTACCGGGACAATGTCCAGTGGTCAAAGGGCAAGGATCTTGACCCAAAGGAGTTACTGGCATGAGATTATTTATTATCCGCGCTCTAGCACTAGTCCTTTACACAGGCTTAGGCACACTAGGCCTATGTACAGTGCTTGGCATTGAACCATTAAAGGCAGCTGTGATGGCAGCCGTAGTCCCACTATTACTCATACTTAGAGCCACTGCCAAAGGCCTTATGAATGACGGCAAGTTGGATCAGGCCGAAATGGAAGCAGCTATAAACGCTGGGACAAAGCCTGAATGACATGTCAATTATCTACCTTGGACAAATAGCAGCTGCACTACTAGCGATCCTCAGCCTTGCCGGGCTATTAGTTAAGTGGGCTATAGTAAAGCCAATAAAGGCTTACATAGACACCATGACTTACGCCATCCAGCCACACGCCAACGGCGGTAAGTCCTTGCCAGACTTGATAAACAAGGTAGATGCACTACATCTAGTGGTTCAAGAACATTTAGACACAAGGCATGACACGCCCAAATAGTCAAAAGGGCTTGCAGTGTCGGGGCATCTGTGCATAATTAGG